TACTTCGTTTGACTTCATCATCTTTCCAAATCTCCAAAGCTCGAAACCGTCGAGGCGGGCCTTTCGGCTGAATTTACTCAGACACCCGAAGGTGTTTCGCTGGAGTCTCGCCAGCTCGTCAGTGAGTTAGCTTACCTCCATCCATCTAGACCAATATTGTTTTCTTCGCAGTGTGCAATTACCAAGTCTTGATAGTACTTGTCCATGTCTGAGAAGTCCGAAACGCTTGGCGTGTCCTCGTCCGAGTAAGGCTGTCCATTGTTCTTTGCTTCAACGCAAGCCACCCGAACAAACTCTTCGCAAGCTGCCATTGATCCGACACCCAGAACAACGTCGTTCAAAATATCGATTGCTGCGTAACTCATTATTTCCGAATCTCCCAAGGCTCGAAACCGTCGAGGCGGCCAACCGATCAATCGTCGGCTGATGTAGTTACTATACCGTATCGGAATACGGTAGCCAACAGCTTTAGGAAAAGATTTTCGGAATTTATCGGTTTTCAATAACTGGGCTAACTTTGGTATAAATAACCCCACAATTCGCAGGCTTTTTCGAAAGTGATCTCAGGCTTGCCGAGCTTTGCGTTGACTGCGTTATGTGCTTCCCAAGTCCACTTGTGCCAGTCGTCGAACCTGGGAGGAATCTTACGCAGGATAAGCTCAAAACCCTCGCGGCATGCGCATCCGAACTTAGGTATTCGCTTGACCCACTCAGCAAGCCATTTCGCATCAGCGCCCTTCTTAAGATGCAACTCTTCCCAGAGCTCCCTAGACTGTTCTAGCCTGTCTTTCTTTGCTTGGTGACGCTTGATTTGCAGTTCAGGATTCTTTTGCGATGGACCTCGATTTGCGTCCCATTTCGTGCGGTAGTCCTCCCTCTCTTGACATAGGCGAAAGTAGTGATCTCCCTTGTGTATCTTGTGCCTGTCGCAAAATCCCGCAATAGGACACAAACATGGATTGATGCTCATTCTGTTATCGTCACGCTCCATGTGGGTGCCGGTGGTGTTCCGGCCCAGCAACCAGAGCAACATAGAGGGCGCGTACCAGTTCCAATAGGCACTCCTTCGCCGTCGAGTATGTCACAAGTCGTCACTCCGACACTGACGATGCTTCCGTATTCGATGGTAATCGGATTACAGTCTACAGAGGTAGGAGAAACGAACTTGGAATTTACTCCGTCGCTGATGAATACGTTGTTAGTGCTGTTGTCGTCAGGGTCTAAGTTGGGGTACGGAACGAGGGAGAGTGTTAAAGCATGGTCGTTGTCGCAAACTAGAATGAACCAAAGCGTTTCTCCCTCGCACTCGAACAACTCCGAGTACCAACGCTTTCGAATCGGAGTTGCATTGTAAACTGGAGTCGCACCCGATACGTCAGGTTCCGAAAGATACATATCTATATCGATGGTGTCGAGTGAGCATACTGGAGTTACCTGATCTGGAGTAAGCACTAAATGCAATGTCTCTGGCAGGCATTTATAGTTGTCAATGTCTCCGGGATCTAAACAAAAACATTGGCATTGCGGACATTCGGCGTTACTCTCCCAGTGAATATAATGAGCCCAGTTGTCAAATCTACCTAATAGCAACCCCTGTCCTCCCAGTGGGGATGTAGGCAATGCATTTAGTCCGCTGTCCTCACACGTATGCCAAATAATATCTCCCTGCAAACCGACGTTTGTTATCGTCCACTCAATGAAGCTACAACAGATTTCCACTGTGAATTTTACACCAGGATCGGGAGTCCATAGCTCACCGCCAGGGTGTGTCGTCGTGCTCATGATCTCCGTTGCGTTCAAGTAAAACGTAGGAGTCAATGTTCCAGTCGTACCGTCGTATTCTAGGTGTATCCAGTTGTAGTCGAAGCTAGATCGGTAGGCAGTGATGATTTTCCATTCGCCATCGCCGCTCGCTGGAATCACAAGATCAACCACAATTCTAGAGTTATATCCGTTTCCTGATCGTGCTGGAGCGGCCTGCCTGTTTGTGGTAATCAACGGACCTTCGGTAATGCAGTTTAGCTCGTTACTGTCGATCTCCCATTCACCACTGACTTCGCTCCAGTCGCCCGTCGGTGGATTCGCATCCGCACGGTTGAAGTCGTCTTCACCAATCAAACAACCGACACAGCAGCATCCAGTCATGTGCTTGCGTCGCACTAGCACTCCTCCCAGATGCAAATCCAGTCCGCACCAATACGGACTAGCATGATGTATTTGTTTTCGCCAACTGTTTCAACGGCGAGATTGAAGAAGGAAACCTCGTCGGTTGTCGTGTTGAGAATACGATCTGTTCCTGACTCGCTTAACCATCGCTTCGTAGCTGTCCCTTTTCCTAATGTAGTGCTCGATCTACCAGTAGCCCCGCCAGTCGTGTAGCAGATGATAACTTCAGCGTCTCCATAGGATCGCATCGCTGGAAATGGTGCTCCAGATGGTTCTACTAGCACACGTCGAATCACTTCGTCGCTGTCTGCTCTTTGCCATAAGACTAAATCTTCAGCCATTAGGATAACCTGATGAAGTCGTTGAAGTCGAGCTGTGGATATGGTACGAATTTCGATGTCAGCGGATCAGCAGTCGCAGACAACTTGTTTCCGTTCGTGTTCAACTTTCCAACCATACGATGGCTGCGTATATCGTCCAGATACGGCTTCAGTTTGTTTCCGTCTGCTGTGTCGATGTATTGGCTACCAACCTCTAAAAGTTCAGCGTCCCATGTGTCTGGATCGTATGTGCAGCGATAAGCTACTCTCCAGGCAGGATATCCACCGAAGTATCCAAGTCCCGCACTTGTTACGTTTAGCTTTAGAGTTCTGGCATCTCGTCCTGCAAACTCAGCTTCGTTTAGCTTGTCGTTGCGCCCCATGATTTCGTTAATGTCTTGTGCTGCATCTTCGAACTGGACGAATGAAAACGAGCAAAGTGTTTTTGTTGTAAGCAGCGGTTCCTGGAAAGGCTGCTTCGCAAAGTTAACAATCTTTTTTGGAGGATCGCTAAAGTCCTCTGTGATTACAACTTGCTTTGTCTCAAACGAATCTATAACGAAAACAGGAATCCACGTTGTAGGATCGGGGGAGTCTGGACTGCTTGGACTTACTTTCTGCTCTTCAGAACCAGATTCAAATTGGCATGTAACGTCCCAGTAAAGCGGGTTTTCTTTTTTACGTTTTGCTTCTTTCGATATGGCTCGTTGCTGCGTCAATCCGTAAACCAATCCGACAATCGGAAGCCCTGGAGTACCGAGAAGGATTTCTTCGCGGCCAATGCTTGTGGAGCTTGCGAGGACAAGAAAATTCCAAGTGCTACGGAACACTAGCTTGTTGTTGTTGAGTGCGATCGCTCCAGATCCCTCGCGTCTTTCTTCACTGTTGACTATTTCGCTTGGCATTATGCTGTCCTCCCTGCGATTCCGATCATCTGCGAGTTCTGGAATGCTTCTAGTTGCTGTTGTTGAACAACTAGTTGCTCACGTGCAATATCCGCTTGCTCTTGTGCGATCTCGGCAGCTTCGTTGCGTTGGTTCATAAGGAATCGGTATGCCTCTACGCTGCCAGCTCGTAAAGCTGGGGCAACTGCTGCGGCTATGTTGTTCGGGTTGTCGTTCTTTAGTTCGGACTTTAGTTTATCAAAGTCCTTTTCAGCTTTTTGAATACGTTCTTTGGTTTGAGAATCCATCTTTTTGCGTTTCTCTAAATCCTCAGTCACGCTTTTTTCTAGATCAAGCTTTTCTTTTAGGTCACGCAGTTCGCTAGCTTGTTGTTCGCTGAGTCCTTTTTTCAAGTTTTCCTGGTACTCTACTTCCGCAGTTCCCAGTTGCAAAATATCTAGCTGTCTCTGAAGCTCTTTCTGTTCTTTCGTATACAGATCCAAAGCACTTTGCTTAGCTTTTTCTTCGTTGGCAATTCGTTGTAGCTCTTTGCGTTCCGTGTCAGCCTTTGCAGCCATGTTCTTTTCGCGAATGGCTTGTTCTGCTGGTGTGAGAACGTGACGAATGGACTCCATATAGGCTTCGCCATTTTCTCTTCCGATTCTTGTCAAAAACTCCTCTAGTTTTGTACCGTAAGAGTTTTCATCAAGATTAGTAAATGCGTCTTGGGCAGTTGCTAAAGTAGCTTCTACAAACGATGAAAAACCCGTAGCGATTCCTGGAAGCAGTCCGCCCTGCCCTTTGTTATTGGCACCAGCGCTAAGAACTTCCATGAGAGCCTTTGCCGCTGGAAGTAAATTCGTGCCGATTTCAGTCGCAAGCAACTCCACATCTGACTTCATTTTCGCATACTGACCTGCGGCACTATTCTTGAGTCGCTCGTTCATTTCGAAGAATCTTCCGCCTTCTGATGTAGCTGATTTGAAGGCATCAGAAACCATGTCTGAGGATATTGCACCGGCTTCCATTTGCTTTTTCAACTCCAGCATACTGATGCCAGTCGTTCGGCTAATTTCTTGCAATGGGTTGAAGCCTGCATTGACCATCTGGAGGACTTCTTGCCCCATCAGCCTTCCGTTAGCTTGTACCTGTCCGAACGCCAAAGCAAGCGATTGGAAGCGGTCTGCATTGCCAACAGAAACTTCACTCAAAGCACGCAATGCAGGCATAGTCGATTCGGCAGCCAAACCATAACCTACAAGCGTCTGTGCTGCCTTCGAGAAGTCTTGCCGAGACAACGGAGATGATCGATCTAACGCGATAAACCCATCGAATAGGAAACTGGCTTTTTGAACAGAACCAGTTAAGACTTCTAGAGAGATCCTGTTGCTTTCAGCTGTTGCGGCTAGGCTCATACTTGCCTGCACGCCTCGGAATGCAACTGCAAGCCCTGCGTATTGTGCAAGAGTGCTCTTTAATTCGCCAACCGCACCACTGCCGTCTTTCTTTTTGGTTACATCACTAACTTCATTTTGCTTCGCTCTGGCTCTTGCTAATTCTTCGGACGCCCGGGCTGCTGCTTTAGCCTCTTGGACTCCTATTTGGTACTTTGCCGCAAGAGTTGCCTCAATCTCAACAACACGTTGTGCAGTCAATGCACCCGTCTTGCGTGCCTTGTCGAGTACCTGCATTTCTTGGTTGTAGCGATCGACACCAGAAATCGAACTTTGGAAAGCAGTGTTCAGCTTTCGAATCTCAGCAGCCGATAAATCAACCCCGCGTTGAATCTTCGACGCATCGAAACCGAGAGCGATGTTAGCCAGATTTATTGTTGTTCCCATTGGCTTTAACTACTGCTCCAAGCCCTAGTGAGGCTCCAAGTGTTTCGAATTCCGTCTTGGCTATCTTTTTCGTTCGCTTCGGTTGTCGCTTCGGCTCTGGCATGTACCGCGATGGCATGTGGCGCTCGAACGTGGAAGGCTCAAATTTTGCCCCGATCTTCATTGCTTCTAGTTCGATTTGTCGTTCTAGAAGGCACTGCGTTTGTGCTGATTGCTTCCACGCTTCACCGATCGGCTCTACTGCATCGAACGCTTCCCAGAAGTCTAGGACTCGTTTCGGAACCGCCTCTAGCCATCCCTGAACGTCTGCAATACCCCAAGCAAAGCAAAGTCTGGCAGCAAGTCTTAGCCTGCTGCCGGTTCGGAGTTTTTTACAAGCTCCTCAATGTCTCCGTCGTTGTATCCGCAATGATCCTGAGCCACGCCGTACAACGCTGAAGTGATCTTGCCATCCATTGCCATGACGCCATCACAATCGGAATCAAGCAGCAATCGATCGCCAGTAGAATCAACTAGGACACGACACAGAAACAATGCACGGGCTTTTTTGTAGCTCATGCCGGATTTCTTATCTTGCAGCTTAATTTCGTAGTCTGCTTTCTCAGCTTCGCTCATGCTTTGGATTCGGTATTCTTCTCCAAGTACCTTCACGTCCAAGTATCGCTTCGCTTTGAGTGCCAAAAACTTATCTCGGCTAATCATTATCCTGGTCGTCCTCTTCGTCGTCTGTGTAATCGTCTTCCCCTGCGGAATTGTCGATCTCTGGAGGTTCGACAATTTCCATTGGAGGTAGAACAGTTCGCTTCGTGATCGCTTCGCACTTGGTAACAAGCTCGCGCACGATGTTGACTGGCTGATTGGTTACCAGCATCAATGGAATTTCTTCATCATGCGACAAATAACCTACAAGGACTCTGTTTCCGTTAGCCCCTGTTGCAAAGACTTGCCATTGATCGAACACGACAGTCTCACCGTCGTATCGGATCCCGCTGTGTTGTTGGAGTTCGACTTTCATTATGCCGCTGTGAATGCTGGTCCTGTGTAGCCGTCAAATGTAATCTCGTAACTGCACATCATCGCTGAACCGCTTTCGGCATCTGGATAGTTGACCGCTGTTACGATGGCAGTCCCAGAAAAAGAACCAGCAGAGGGATAGGTGATTGTGAACGTACCAACCGAACCAAGGGAAATTGCGGATCCAATGTGGTAACACTCGACAGTAACCGTTGGGTTGTCTGCTAGGTCTTGCTTTTCAAGAGTCTTGTATGCAGTCGTCGAAAGATCAGTGGTATCGAAAGTACCGATTTTTTCCTTGGCTCCAGTTACCTTCTTGACGAAAGTAGTCTGTCCCAAACCGGAAACCGTGGTACCGTTTCCGACTGCTGGTGATGTTAGTGCTGGCATTATGCGGCCTCCAAATAGTGAACCATGAAATCTAAAGAAGTAATGTACCGATGCTGTTGATTCCCATCGGTTGGTGGATCGTTATCGTAGTAGTCCCCGTCATCGATCTCGACAGCTTGGATTGCTATGCCATCAACAGTCCCTCGAAAAGCACAGATCCCAGAGTTGCGTATAGCGTGTGCTATGTCGTTCGCTCTGTCCCTGCCTCCGTTGTCTTTTTCTGCAAAGCAATCGACTTGAATACGCGAGTGAGCAAGTCGAGTGCAGTTGTCTAATGTGTGTTCTCTGATTGTCGAAATTTTGTAGTAAGCTACTGCTGGAAGTTCGGCACTCTGTGGAATAACATCAGGATAAAATCGTGTTGCTATCAAGTCAGTCAAGGCTGAACTTTCTAGTAGCTTAGTTCGTAATGCTTTCCCAACGTCGCTTGCCATTATTCGCCGCTTATCACCCTGATAATTCGTGACGCTCCCTCAGCCGTACCGCTGACAATCTGTACAAACTTGACTCCCTCAAATGCTGCTCGATTTAGCGAATGGAATCGGTTTGTTGATGTCGTTAGTGAGTAAGCTGTTGACTCGTAGTAAACCGGGAAAAACGTCACTCCATCAAATGAAGCGTTAAAAGTCAGAGCTGTTCCAGTCAACGCCGCAGGAGTCACGACAGCAATAGGAATTCTGTTGTTTTCCATCGCGATGGTTGTCGATATCGTGCCAGAACTGGCAATCGTGACCTGCGATTCTCTTAGGTTTTTAGCCATGTGTTGCTCATTTCCTTTTCAAGTTGCTCGTTTCCGGCTGTTACTTGCTGCGTTCGTGTTTCGTCAAATGCTTTTTGCATGAAGCGTTCGCTCGGATTGATTCGCTTGATCTTGCTGGTTTTCTTTCCCCAGTAGACGATCTTTCGCTTGTCGCCGGCTTCGTAATTCTGTTTGTTGGCTCTTGGATACTTACCTCCGACAATCATCAAGCCACCACGTTCTGTTTTGATATACTTCATGCCAATGTACTTGCCAGAATCCTCTTGATAGTTTGGATTGTCTTTGTATTTTTTGCTCCACTTCTTTCGCGTGCCGCTTCGTCTGGAGCTTGGTGCGATAGATTTGGCTCTATCGATGACTGGCTTTGCCATCGCTTTAAGGACACGCTCTGCGGGCGCGAGACGCATCAACAAAGGGATCTGCAACAGTTTTTCAACCTGTGCTTCGTCGAAGTTGATTTGAATTTCTAGTGTCATGCTGTTGTGTTCACCAGGATTTCTAGTTCGCGTCGCATGACTCCAATCGGGTTGATATGCGTTATTCCGTAGATGCGTCCCTCAAAACAAATACGCATCTTGGTTGTATACCCATCTCGATAGTTGACTTTGAATGTGGCTTTCGTTTGTGCTTCGAGCTGCCTACCTCGAACCGATTCCACTCCGCTCAAAGAAGTGAAATCGGCAGGTTCTTTCGCAAAGTAGGTGTACCACTCAATTCTTGATTCACCAGTTGCGTCTTGCGTCTCGACTGGTGCTTCTACGTCGATTCGATGTCTTTTAAGTGCTGCGTTACTCACGGATAGGTACTCCGCTGCATTTTTGCAATCAGCCTGTTGTAGGAACGGAACTCCGATTCCTTTTGCGGATCTCGCGCTAGAAAATAGTTTTCCGCCAGCAATAAAACAGCCTTTTCTACGATGGCTGGAACTGTTGTGTATCCAGCAACGTAAATTACAGTCCACGCATCAAATCTTTTTTGCGTGACTGGAAATATCTGGTCTGGTTTCAAAAATATCTTCCGATTCACGGAATCAAAAGAATAGACCGATGTTGGCAAAGTGGTCACAGTGCCAGCCGTATCGTAATACTGAATTGATGTCACGGATTGGATTGGAGACTTGTAAAGCTGCAAACCATCTACCATAGCTTCAGTCTGAAGTTGCCATGTCTGCGTGCAACACAGCATGTCACAGTCCGATTCGACTTCTTCACGGCACTCTTTAACTAAATCAGTCAGATAGCAATCGTGCGAATCATCGTCCATTGCCAAGTTTACTCGGTGCTTTATCTGTCCGATAGAAATCGGCTCTCTTGCAGGACCAGTAACCAAGGAAGGACGATAATTATTCACTTTTGTTTTCGCGGTTGTTTCTGCTTTGAATCGTGAATCTGATCGCCTGAGACCTCAGCCAATCCACGCTGAACCATTAACTCTGCTTGCCCTGCCTGAACGCCCACCAGTTGAAAACCAACTGGCAGGCCGTTCCATGCTTGAATCAGAGTTAGATTCATTACACAACTCGACAAACATCGCCATCTGCCATCGTTGCCGATGTGAATGGTGAGGAGTGAGCTTTCGAAAGGATCGCTACTGCAGCAATGAAACCGCCTGCGGTTCCGTCACCAAAAGTAGCGACAAGGCGAAGGAATGGATTTTTTCCGCGCAAATCGATTTGAAAGACACACACTTGGTTGTCATCCGTAGCAGATGGCAACGCCAAAACAGTGCCGTCTGGAGAAGTTCCACCAGAGAATGTAGCACCGGTCATGTCGGCATAGACACCACCTGAAGTAGTCGATGATTCGACCTTCAAGGCCGTCATTGCGATGTCGGTTGCACCTAGTTGGATAACTATAGTACAGTAATCGAAATCACGGCAATCGATCACCGTAGCGGTCGCGCTTGCGTTGTCAATGATCGCCGTTGGGGAAATAGCCCGAACGTATTTTGATTGTTGCATTAAATTCATGGTTGTTTGTTCTTTCTTTGATTACGAAGCGGAAACTAGCGAAACCATAGGACCAGCAACGCTTGCCGTTCCTCGCTCGTGAATATTGATGTCGTATCGCAAAGTCGATCGAATCGCTGTCTGGTCGAATTCGAAGTATCGCGAAGCATCAGCAGCAATCGAGATTCCACGACGAACGCCACGAGTTGCGGCCAGCGACAAGTCACCGAAGTAAGCAAACTTTGTGCTTGCTCCGACAGTGGATGGTAATGCTTGACTGAACACGACTGGGTAGCCCATGAATTGCATCACAGGCCCGTTGCCTAGATCGGAAACATTGTTTCCACCCGCTGCAAGCTGAAGCCGTGCCATTACGTTCCAGTAAACAGCACTGTGCACAAACCAACGTGGCTGGATGCCTGGAAATTGCGGAATCTTGGAGACTGCATCTTGGAATACTGCAATCGTCAAAGATGCTGCAGTGTTTTGCGATGCCGCAGCTGTAGAAACTGAACCGGCAAGCAATTGGTTCGCAAGACCCATGATTCCGTTGTGCGTTGGAGTACCATCTCCAAGGAATCCGGCTTGATCCTCTTTCACTGCGTGTGCGTAAGCGATTTCTTGAGCCAAGAAGTCAGCAATCGCAATAATCGCATCTTCGCTGAGTTCGCTACTGATCCGTGTAAGCGTTCCCCATTTCTTCGCGGTCAAGCTGACCTGGTTCATCGTCGCATCGGATTGGGTAATTTCCTGAGCTTCGGTAACTGCGTATGCAGTCAACCCAGAAAGTCTACGTGGACCGATCCATTGGTCGGAAGTCATCGGAACCGTTCGGACGTATTGCCCGAAAACTCCAAAGCTTTCTTTCAAATCGATGATTGCCGATTCGAACTGAGGGATAACAAGAACACCACCGAGGAGATCATTGTTTTCGCCCATTGCGTTCTGTACACGCAAGCCGTGATCGACGCACCACTGATGAGCTTGTTGGTTTCCGCCAATTGTCGCTCTGATGAATTGTCCTGATGCGTAAGCGTTCGCTTCTGCGTCTGGACCGGAGAAGGCTTTGAGCTTGCTTGCTGCCTTGGCTCGTGCTGGCACACGGATGACTTGATGGCCTTCGCTAGATCTCTCCGAAGCTTCGATTTGCTCTTGAATCCGAGGAGCCATGCGAGCGGCTGCCCGATCCATGACGGCAACACGCTGCTCCATCGCAGCAACTTCGTCGCCCAGCTTGTCAAGCAAACCGCCCTTATTGGTGATCTCTTCGAGACGTGCCTTTTCTTCGGCTGTCTCGACTCTGTTTTCTTTTTCCGTCAACGCGGAAATAGCTTCCACCTCGCTTACGAGGTTGGAAATCTCAGCACGCTTTGCAGCGATGAGTTTTTTCAAATTCATCTGATTTGCCTTTGCAAATTGCTGGCATACCAAACGAAATTAGCGGCTGGTGATGCCAGCGAGGAACGAAACACTTAGTAACGTTCGACGCTTGCCATCCACTGCCGCTAACGAGTTGCAATCAGATAACTGTGTCGATTAAATTTTTTGCGGTTTTCCACCGCTTTTTTTATTGTATACCGTATCTGTGTCGATTGTCAAATAGCGGAAAGTCTTGCTCGTGCATATGCACCGTGAGACCGTCTTGATTGTTGTACCAATGCTGCTGGTGGATTCTTGAACCAGCTAGCTACAGTCGGCTTTGCATTGGTTGTTCCACCAGATGCTGTAGAAAGTCCAGCCGCCAACGCTTCTGGTCCTGTGTACCACGTTTCAGCCTCTAGCAACTCCATAACGTCAGTCACGCCTTTTAGGTACTGCGAATAAATTTCAACGAGCGACTTGTCGTATGTTTCTAGCGTGTCGGCAGTCTTGCGAAGTTGCGTAGCATTGCCGATATCCAGCGTCAAAGCTCGGTGTATCATCCACCTTGCACCAGATGCCGTCGTTCTGGTATCACCAGCTAACGCAATTACGCTAGCGGCGCTAGCTGCCAATGCGTCAACGTGTGTTTCGGCCCCAGCTTTGTGTCGCTTAATTGCGTTGTAAATTGCAATGCCTTCATCTGCGACACCTCCGGGTGAGTTGATCCTGATAATCGCCTTTTTGTCCCCGATTGATGCAAGTGCCTGCACAAACTCCACCGAGGAAAACGAATCCTCAAACCAACCAGCACCAACAGTACCATAAAGAAATATCTCGCCGGTTTTTTGATTTACGTTAAGCATTTTTCGTTTTCCTTGTAGTTTATGATAGAAAAAATCCTGTTTTCCCAGGTATTTACGCAATTTTCCAACGTATTGCGAAACTCATCTGGCTTGCTTTCCGTGGCTTCGATTAGTTGTCTTTTAGACTCCGCACAGTGTTTTTCCGCTGCGTCCCGGCTAAGTCCTAAATCCTCTAGCTTGTCCGCTAATGTTGATTGCCAATCCGAGTACCATCCATCCATCCAAGATAAAAAATTCTTGTCGTTCGCGTGCTGAATAACTCTCTTAGACTCAACTCTCACCATGTGCTTTAGTTGCGACTCAACGGCGTTGGTATCGGCTCTTTCCTCTGCTGCAGAATCTGATTGACTGATTGCTGGGTTGATGTACTCGTCTCCACCAACGTATGGGTTGCGACCTAGCTCCTCTCTGCACTCATTTGCGTTAAATACTCGATTCGCTAATCGAAGTGCGTGGATCTCAGCTTGCGTCTTTGGGTCAGTTCGCAGCAATTCCGACAAGTCGAACATTGAGAAGAAACCTCGGCGGCGTTCGCTGGCCGTCAAGAGTTTATCGTCAACTTGCATCTCGAATTTACACAACCAAGGAGCGAGTCCTGTGTCAAGGTAATTTAGAGACTCCATGACTTTTGAATTATAGCTATGGCTGTCTCCGTCTCCCGGCATACCATCTAGCCCTAGCATCAAAACTATGTCCTGTCGGCTAAACCTGCGTTGCTCTAAAAACTGCGAATCGGAATTGCTCATTGATAAGGCGGTTGCCTTCATTCCGTTTCGCAACAAAGCTGCACGGCCAGCATTGTCAGAGCTGGAGTTTGCCTTATTGAATCCATCGATCCATTCTTTTGCGTCTGCCTCCTTTGTCAACATTCCTGGTGGAGCTTCTACAATCATTTTGGCAACGAAACCTTTTTTCGTTTGGTTGTAAGCGTGGGATTCTTGCTCTGTTGGGATACCTAAAGTCCTTTTCATTTGGCTAACCATCGAAAGCCCTTCGACTCCATCAAATCCAAAACCCTGGATATGGATAACGTCAGAATCTAGAAACATCATAGTTCCCTGGCTATCATTCATTACCGATTCGAAAAGCAAAAGCCTGTCCTCCTTCTCCGGCTTAGTAACGTGGATTTTCACACCATCCATCATTACAGTTCCAGTTCTATCTGGAAGGAGTGGTATCAACTCCGCAAATGGTGTACCTCGATTGACAATGACAGCTCGACCGTTACCCCACATTATGGCGTGACCAGTCAATTGTTGTTTGAAAGTGTCCGCAGTCTGGTATCCATTTGGCCTTGTCAAAAGCAAATCATACGCCCAGTGTTGTTCTTGCTTGTCTTGCCCGCCGCGTGGAAGCTGTCTTTTGAGAAACAACGGCAATCTTGCACAGTGGCCTGTTATCTTGTTCACCCCATACCAAAAAGGCGGAAGGCTCATAGCTTGGCTTGGGGTTATTCTGTCCCTGTATTCTATCCCTAGCCAGTCGATTAAATGCTTGAATGGATTTGCCATTAGAACAACACCTGTGGAGCTGAGAGATACCTAGACTGAGCTAAACAACACACACGAAACGCCATAACAACCGACACAATCATGTCTATCTTATCATTAGAGTTTCCCTTATCGAAACGCCACTTGTCGTCAGCGTCCTTAACGATAATCGCATTGGTTGCCATCCATGACAGGACAGGATGACCGTCGTGCTTAATGCGTCCAATCTTTAGCAAGTGCAGAAACTCGCGAATAGGTTCGTTGAACATATAAGCTTTTTGTGCCATGCTGACAGCCTGGAATCCACCTGAAATTATTTCTTCTGCGAGAAGCTTTGCGTTACTAGGATCGTACGCTGCCGTCGTTATTCCAAACTCTTCCATCTCGTTGAGAATGTCTGTCCTCATCTTAATTAGCGGCTGCTGTGCTGAATGCATGTGCTCGTTGTAGATCCAACCCGCGAATGGTTCCACAGTCAAATCGCGAATGGTATCGAATGCCATGTAAGCTTTCGCTTTGACTTCGTAACGATAGATCGGAACAACCTTTTCGCCTTCGTTCTCGTCAACAATAGTTTCCTCTCCAACCAGAAACCTAGCGCAGGTGCCATAGGCTGCAAAGTCGTCTCTCGCTCCAACGTCGATACCTATGCCAATCGCATCCGCTTGGGTCCAATCAGACAACTCCGATTTTGCACAGTCCCATACTTCTTTTTCGATTGCACGTTGCGAAGAACTTGTGATCCTTTGCATGTGCTTCGATAGAAACGTCTTGTAGAAGCTTGGTTTGTTCTTTGCGTCTGTTGCTTGTTGCTGTAAGTAGTCCAAAGAAACCGATATTCCTAGATTAGGATTAGCCTTAATCCAGCAGTCTTGATTAAACGGATCGTCCTCGTCATCGATCGCAGCGATAAAAACGAATTTGGATTCATCGACCACGCTACCAAGTGATATAGACTTGCAAAGCTGCAACGTCTCTAGCCAAATTTCACTTTGATCGTCTCCGTATGTTGTGATCTCTATCTGGAGAGGCTGAGTTCTAGATGCCGAACCTGTAACCATCGTGTCGTAATACTTTCGATGCTGCTTGCGCCATGCGTGCAGCTCGTCGAAGATAACGTAGTGTGGATTCGGTCCATCTAATGGTTTATCGCTAGCAGTTGTGCAGCAAAAAGAGTTTGTTTCTGGAACAAAAAGCCTGTTTATGTGGCTTTTTACCATGCCTTTCAAGGACTCGTTAGAAGTCCTCATGCGAACAGCTTCGTCGAACACACACTTGGCTTGATCCTTCTTCGTTGCTGCAATGTAAATTTCGCTACCTGGCTCGCGATCCATTACCAAACCTATCAACGCAAAACCTGCCGCAAGTGTGGATTTTCCGTTCTTGCGTCCAAAGCTTAGATGTGCATACCGAAATCGTCGCGTCTCATCTGCGGTTCGTTTCCATCCGTATAGACTCCACACGATAAACAACTGCCACGGTTCCAGATGAAACGGATGGCCAGCGAACTTACTACCTTTTGAATGACGCAATGCCATCGGAAAGAAGTTACACATATCGTCCGCTTCGTTCTCGTCGAAGTAGTACGGAAAATCTGCGTTTCCGATTCGTTCCAAGTCTGCGAGATGTCTCTTGCACGCCGCAATAGCCAACTTTCCAGCAACGATCGAACCGTCGAGAACATCCTCTAGGTACTTGTGAACACGTTGCTTTGTTGGTGTAGAGCAGATCATGCTAGTTTGGCTTTGGTCCCATCCTCCTTAGCAGCATTTCAGCGAATGGATCAAATTCCTTTTTGCCTCCTACCGCGACGATCTTTGACTTGCTAGCCGGAGTAAGACCAAACTCGGTAAGCTCTTTTAAAAATCTGTTTGCGTGCATGTGTAACTGAGTCGCTTCAGGTTTAGTGATAGGTCCGCCTGTCGCCCCAACGGTTGCTACATTGCCTTCCTTGCATTCCGAGTAAAGCCACATTAATTGAGCCCAGTCTAAAGCGTGCATGGTTAGTAAAGGAGCGCATGCCGTTGTTAAAACTCCAGCATCACCAAGCACCTGGCAACACCAATTCCAATACCATGTTGCGTTAGCGTTTTCCGCAACGATATCCGGCATGTCTGGTGCACCTTGCACATACTTTGGCATGTCCTTTGGTCTGCGTTGCGGATCTTTTACGTAAGCTCCAGACGCTTCTAATACTGCGGGATCTTTTCTAGGTCTTGCCATTACGATAGTCCTTCATTCAATGCGTCAATATAGTGCTGATTGCTCCACTGCTTAACCTCTAACCCTGCCAGTGAATCACCCTCCAGGATGTCATGGCACGGCACACAGACAGCGAGCCAGTTATCGAAGTTCATTCGCCTGGATTCATCGTCTTTTACTGCAATAATGTGATGCATGTGCTCGCTTATATTTGCGGCCTCGACTCCAACTACCATTATGCACCTTTCACACAATGGATAGTTTTTTCTGTGTCGTTCGCTCGCTGCTCTATGATCCGATCCATAACCTTTTTCCTTTGTCTTCCTTGCTTCCGGTTTACAGTCCTTGCAACTTTCTCCGTTTTTCAGAACTTTTCCACACCTACAAAACCTCAAAAATTTGACCTCCCCGTTTTGCGGACACATACGAAAGTG